AATGTTTGTAGTGAAACCATAAACGAGTGGTTAAGAGAACCTGATAAGTACAACGGGTTATCTGCTGTCATAAAAAAGGCTCTCGACAAGATGAGCGACGATTTCCAGCAGAGGACTGATGCAATGGCGATTATCAGCTTGAAGCAGGGCGACTATGGCGGATTCACCGACAAGGCCGACAGCAGCACGAAAGAGGTAAACATTCGTGTCAAGCTCGAAACAGGTGACGAGGATTTGGCGGATTAAACGATCAAAAACAGCTCACAACTTCGCAAACTTCGCATAATTCCGGAGTGCTGATTTCGGGTTAAACGCAAGAAACCTAGTAATTGCAACGGTTTTAGGGCGATTTAGAATATGTACAAAAACAATATTTTGTTCAATGTTGTTCGCTAAAGTGTAATCAATAAGGCTTCGGCGCCGGCCCTGGCCCCTGGCTCAATTCGATGTGTCCGACCTGCGGTGCTGTGCCTCTGGCGCTGTGGCGGTTCCGGCCCTGGCTGATTTGCGAGGCGGGGAGGGGATAGCGGAAAAAGGGCGGGGTGGTTCCTGGGCGACCCAAGCGGATATATCAACACGCATTTGAAACACTCTGACAAACACTTGGAAACAACTACCAAAACGGAATGAACAACATGAAGCTGGTGATCTGAATGCACGGTAATTGACACGGGGTAGGGGAAAAAGGACGTACCCCATAAACCGAAAGGGACGTTACAAGAATTAACTACGATGTTACTGAGAATATGAAGGAGAGGCGTTTTTATTGAAAGCTATGCTGTCACAGCCGATGGCTGGAAAGACTGACGATGAAATAGTAGCAACTCGTGATAAGGCCATTGCCGCGCTTGAGGCAAAAGGGTACGAATTGGTCAATACGCTGTTTACAGACGAGTGGTACAACAGCGAAAACATGACAAAACGCGGCGTTGTACAGATACCGCTGTGCTTCTTGGCAAAGTCCTTGGAAAACATGAGCTTATGCCACGCGGCGTATTTCTGCAAAGGCTGGGAGAATGCGCGCGGTTGCAAACTTGAGCATGACGCGGCTATTGCATATGGCCTTGATGTTATTTACGAGGAATAATGACCTCAACATGCTTGCGTGGCGTTGGGGCTGGCGGGGAACCGCGGTTCTTCGCCTTGATATTGCGGTGATCGTCTAACGGTAGGACACAAGGCTCATAACCTTGATACGGGGTTCGATTCCCATGACCGCAACCACTCGCTACCCATATAAATCCTCCCTTTTATTCTCTCCGGCCTACTGGTCTAACCGCGCTGCTTGTAGGGGGTAGCGCGGGGTAGGCGGGGAAGAAACGCGGTGAACATGAAACGATTTCTGGACGAACCGAATACGTCAATGTACATGGAGGACAACCCATACGGGTACATACTCAACGTCAATCACCCGACGATCAGACCGTACTACGAGCGCTACAAGGCGTGGAAAGGCTTGGGCCGGTACGCGATAAGCGACACAGAGCGCCAAGAGTTTGAACGCTACATGCTCGATCATTTTGACAAGAAGCGGAGGAACGAAGCCGCTTAACAGGGAGTTTTGCAATGCCGAAAATGAGGGGCTTAAAACCGAATAGCGGCAACGGCAAATACAACGTAGATGTTGATCTCGGAAGCCTCACGCCAAAGCAAAAACAATTCTGCCGGAGCAAGACACTGTATACAGCTTACGGCGGGGCCAGGGGCGGCGGCAAGACACACGCTGTCAGATGGAAAGCTGTAATGGGCGCATTAAGATATGACGGAATCAGGATTCTCATTATCCGCCGGACGTATCCCGAATTGCAGCAGAATCACATTGAGCCGATTATCAAAATGGTTCCGCAGGAGATCGCGGCCTATAACGGTACGCTGCATTCGATGTATTTTTCCAATGGCTCAACAATCAAGTTTGGACACTACCAGGGCGTAGCCGCAGAAACGGAATACCAGGGCCAAGAATACGATTGGATATTCATGGACGAAGCGACGCAGTTTACAGAGCGCGAATTTCGTTACCTGGGCGGCTTGCTCCGTGGCGTTAATAAAATCCCGAAAAGATTCTACCTTACCTGCAACCCTGGCGGCGTTGGTCATGCTTGGGTTAAGCGCCTGTTTATCGACAAGAAGTACATCACAGACAGGCCGGTTAAAGAGGAAAACGAGAATCCGAAAGACTACAGCTTTATATTCGCTTCCGTCGAGGATAACGTCTATCTGATGGAATCTTCACCGGCATACGTTCAGATGCTTTCGGCGCTGCCAGAGAACATCAGACGGGCGCACCGTTACGGCGATTGGGACGCACTGGCCGGTACATACTTTACGGAGTTTGACCCTGACAGGCACATTATTGATTCGTTCGATATTCCCGAACATTGGATACGATACAGGGCATTTGACTACGGCTTGGACATGCTGGCTGTTGGGTGGTTTGCTCAAGACGAGCAGGGCCGCAGCTACATGTACCGCGAATTGAAGATGCCGAATCTGAATGTATCCGAAGCAGCCAAGGCAATCATAAACTGCACTTCACCGAACGAACGCATTGCGGTCACCTTTGCGCCGCCCGATATGTGGAACAGGCAAAAGGACACCGGCAAGACCATGTACGAGCTGTTCACTATTAACGGAGTGCCAATTGTAAAGGCCGACAACAACCGCGTACAGGGTTGGATACAGCTCAAAGAAGCGCTGGCGATAAAGCCTGATGGTTTGCCGATGCTCATGTTCTTCAACAACTGCGTTGAAACAACCGAGGACTTAAAGGCAATTCAGACGAGCGACAAGAACCCGAACGATTGCGCTAAAGAGCCTCACGAAGTCACACACGCGCCGGACATGGTTCGATACTACTGCGTATCCCGCACACTCAAGACGGGGCCGCAGGGAGCGTTAAACACGGCACAAAGGCGGTACGCGCCGGACGACGACGAGGACACGGACGACTACAACAACCATATGACCGGCGGAGGCGCAAGCGCCTCATATATCAACTACTAGGAGGGCGCATGATTTCTGTTGCTTTGTTATTACAAATTGCGGCTTGCGCGACAATGTGCGCTGCGATTGTTTATCAGTATAGCAAGATCAAACAGCTTGAGGGAAAGATCGAGAGCCTTAAAGAACACAGCGCCGAAAGAATGGCGGTGCTTTCGATGGAAGTAAGCAACATCAAAAAAGCCAAGGAGCTTGAAGCAGCCGCAAACGCGGAGGAACGCGCAAAGGCTATAGCAGCGGAAAGGGCATTTACTGAGGGCGTTGCGAATCTGCTGAATTTCGATGTGAAAACTTCCTTTGGAAAGGGGATTGAACAGTGAACGATAGAAACAAGCCGACAATTCTGAGCGTTTGGAAAGAGTATGACAAAGGCTTGGGCTTTAACGCACGGCTCGGCTTGAATGAAACCGTTCGCTTAAACGAGGATTTCTTCGTCGGAAAGCAATGGGAGGGCGTGGCTGCGAACGGCCTGCCTACTCCGGTATTCAACTTCTTAAAGCGCGTCGTACTGTTCACGATTGCAGGCATAACGTCCAGCAATCTTAAAATGCAGGCTTCACCTTTGGGTAACTGCTTGAACATACAGAATGTCAGCCATATAACGAACATCGTAAACAAGGAGTTTGACCAACTTTTCGAGGCCAACCGAATTGTAAACCTGCTCCGCGAGTATATGCGGAACGCGGCGGTTGATGGCTCCGCCTGCCTGTATTCCTATTGGGACGTAAGCATTGAAAACGGGCAGATGATTAAAGGCTCCATTGTTACGGAAGTGATCGAGAATACCCGCGTGTTCTTTGGCAATGTCAATGACCGGCGCGTACAAAAACAGCCGTACATCATCATATCCAGCCGCGAAATGACCGACGACCTCAAAGACCGTGCGAAAGCGAACGGCTGCGAGAATTGGGAAGAAATCACAAGCGATACAGACGAACGCAATATCAACTCTGATTATGTGTCCGACGACAAAACAACCGTGCTGCTCCGCTTATGGAGGAACAAGGACACAGACACGATATGGTGCGTTGAAACAACCAAAAACGCAGAAATTCGCAAGGCTTGGGATACCGGCCTGCATCTGTACCCGATCACTTGGCTGAATTGGGATTACATACAGGATTGTTACCATGGACAAGCCATGATTACCGGCCTTATCCCGAATCAGATTTTTATAAACAAGCTGTTTGCTATGAGCATGATTAGCCTCATGACCACGGCATACCCGAAAGTGGTATACGACGCAACCCGCATTGACAAATGGGACAACCGCGTTGGCGCGGCGATTCCTGTAAACGGCGGCGACGTTACCGGCGTTGCTCATATAATTGACCCCGCGCAAATTTCTCCGCAGATCGCGCAATTCATCGGCCTTGCGGTTGATTATACGCAGACATTCCTTGGTGCGACGGCTGTTGCCATGGGCGATACCCGCCCCGACAATACAAGCGCCATTATCGCCCTGCAACGTGCAGCGGCGACACCGAACGAGCTGACGCGGCAGAATCTTTACGAGAGCCTTGAGGACTTGGGCCGGATTTATCTTGACTTCATGGGCGAGTATTACGGTCAGCGCATGATCGAAATGGAGATACCAAAAGACATGTCGGAAATCGCCATGTTTGCCGGTATGAATCCTGCGGATAAGATTCCGGTGCTGTTCAACTTCGATATGCTGATGGACATGCACTTTTCGATCAAGCTCGACGTTGGCGCTTCTGCTTATTGGAGCGAAATTGCGTCGATGCAAACGCTGGACAACCTAATGATGCAGGGCAAACTTGATTTGGTCGATTACCTTGAGCGTGTACCAAACGGATACATAAGCAAGCAGCAGGAATTGATTGACAAGATCAAGGCTGCACAAGGGCAAATGCCTGCGGCGCTGCCAACTGGCGGCGGTGAGGATAATGGCGCGGGAGCCGGTCAGGTGATAGCGAACGGTTCCCCCGCTCCTATACCGATCAAGCAGGGATATTCGCAATTACAGCGCAAGATCAATGAAACGGGCGTAGCAGTTTAGAACTACACGGAGGCACACCAACTCCGCGTAAATATATTGCCCCAACCATAGGGCAAAGGAGATACAGCATGAACGAGGACGAAATCATTTCCTTTACCGACCCCGACGTTGAAGAATTTACAGCACCCGCCGACGACGAGATTGCCACCGATTGGGGCATGGATACCGAAAGCGTAGGCACGTTGGACGAGGAAACCCCTGACGAATCAGACGAGGCAAACCCGCCGGAAGCTGAGAAGCAGGACACTCCACCCGCCGAGCCGGAAACCAAAACCGACGAACCCGAGAAACAGCCGGAAGCCGACCAAAGTTTCAAGCTAAAGTACATGGGCCAGGAGATCGAGGTTACACGGGACGAGGCAATAGCTCTTGCACAAAAGGGCAAGGACTATGACCGCATACGCACCAAATACGACGAACTCGCGGCAAAGCTGACCGAGTACGAAGATTCTGTGAACTTCCTCAAAGAGCTGGCAGAGCCGAGAAACTTATCAATCGAACAGCTCAAGGCAGATACACGGGCCGCAATTCTCGCCCAAACAAAGGGCATCACAAAAGAGGAAGCGGCAAAGCTCTTAAAGGCTGACAGTGAAGCAAAGGCCACGCAGATCAAGGAGCCTGAGAAAGCGCCTGAGAAAACCGAGGAAGAAAAAGCCGCAGAGGAACGTAAACGGCAAGTAACGGATTTTGTCGCTGAATATGGCAGCTTCGACCCAAAGAACATACCGAACGAGGTATGGGAGGCCGTCGCCAAAGGCAAGACATTGCTTTCCGCTTATCAGAGCTACGAGGTAAAAACCCTCAAGGCTCAAGTTGAGGCGGAAAAGAAAAATAAGGAAAACGCGGCCAAGAGTACCGGCTCCCGTTCGACTTCCGGAAACTCAACCAAGAACAAGGACGAGATCGTAGATTCTTGGTACGCAAACGATTAAAAGACCTGCTACGGCAGGCAGAAAGGTAATACATAATGTCTGTCAATCTGACTACAAAATATTCCCCGCTTATTGCAGACCGCTTTAAGCTACAGTCTATTACCGACGCATATGCCGGTAAGAAATACGACTTTGAGGGCGCACAGTCCATCAAAATCTACACCGTGGACAAGGTGACGCTGAACAACTACAACCGCGCCGCCACAAGTGGCCGTTTCGGAACCGTGAACGAGCTTGGCGATACCGTCCAGACGCCCACTATGTCGCAGGACAAGGCGTTTACGTTTTCCATTGACCACGGCAACGCAGCCGATCAGTTGAACATCAAGCACTGTAACGAACAGCTCAAGTCCAACTGGGACGAAGTCTGTACACCGGCCATTGACACATACCGCTTTGGCGTGTGGGCGAACGGTGCAGGGCTTGGAGCTTCCGCCTCCCTCACCGCCTCCACCGTCATGACCGCAATCATTACGGCTGGCGCTGCCATGAGTAATAAGATGGTTCCGAAGAAAAACCGTGTACTGTTCATCAGCGAAACGGTTTACATCACAACGAAGCTGTCTACAGAGGTTATGGCTATCCCGAACCTTGGCGAAAAAGCCATTGCCAACGGTGTTGTTGGTAAGATCGACGGTATGGACGTTGTACCGGTTCCTGATTCGCTGCTTCCCACCGGCGTAAACTTCATCATCAAGTACAAGAACGCGACCGTTGACCCGATGAAGCTCAAGACGCTCCGTGTCCAGAAAAATCCGCTCGGTTACGATGCTGACGTTGGCGAGTGCCGCTTCTATCATGACAGTTTTGTTCTCGGCGCAAAGGTCAACGGCATCTATTGTCACGCGCTGGCGGCAAACACTCTCCCCGCACCGACGCTTACAAACGCCTCCAACAGCGTGACGTTCGCTAGCACCGGCTCCACCGGCATCAAGTATACGCTTGATGGAACAGACCCGAAAACTTCCGGTTCTGCGGTGACTATTCTTGCCGCTGCGTACTCTACTCCTGTTGTGCTGACTTCCGGTCAGACAATGAGAGCCTATGCCTACGCCGCAAACAAGATCAACAGCCCGATTTCCGAAACTGCATACGCATAATCTACTGACATAACGAAATAGCCCCTGCCTCACGGTGGGGGCTATTTACAAAAAGGAAGTGAGCGAATATGACGAACGCCCAAACCGTATTCGATATTGCGATCAGCCTCATGGACGAGGTAAACGAAACGTCCGGCGCGACTGATACCACCGACACAAGAGAATACAAGCTGCGTACCCTGTTGATTCTCAATGCACTCAGGGGAGAGCTTTACAGATACAGCGACACATACACGGTTACTACGGCGGGAACAAGGCCGATAGTGGCGTATATATCAGATTTCACAACACCACTCGGCATTGACGATTTCCTGGCACAATCCATCATGCCCTACGGCTTGGCTGCTCATTTGCTGCTCGGTGAGGACGATGTAAAGGCCCGATTCTTCCAATCGCGGTATGACGAGCTGCTTGCCAGATACGGAAACAAGATACCGAAAACGTCAGAAGCGATCACGGATTTATACGGCGGAATAGAGTATTCAACAGACGAAGTATGGTGATGATATGGCTGAAATATTAGCGTCCGCTGATGAACGCGTTGTCAGAATCAAAAAGTGGCTTGGACTGAACGAGAACCCTGACGGCGATACACAGCTCAAGGTTGGAGAAGCCGCAGAAATGCGTAACTTCAAGATCAGCCGTGACGGGAACTTACAGAAGCGCGACGGCATCAAAACGATTCACGCAACCCGAGCTTGGACGGGGCCGATTCGCGGCATGTGGCACGGATATGTCAATGCAGCAGAATATACGATTTTCGCGGCAGGCGGGAATCTGTGGCTTTACGATTTTGCGACGAATACCGCAATGTCCATTCTCAAGACCGGAGCGACGTTTACAGACGCGGAAACCTCGTTTTTCGGTTATTCTGAAAAGCTGTACATCATGAACGGACACGAATACTTTGAGTGAGATCGGAAG